GGCGGAGTTGGGTCCAGTTGAGGGAGAACCCCCTGAGGGTGCGGAGCTAGGGTTTGACTGCGGTGGTGCCTGGGGGGAACCTAGCATCGCGCCTCCTTATTGTCCTGGTATGAATACCTTTGAGTGGGGAGCTTTCCCCATCTGTCGAAATCCCCAATCGAAGCCCTCGGCAGCCTGTGCCGTTGCCTCCTGTGCAGCGACCTCGCGCCTGTCTTCGATGTCACTGTTGTTCTTCGTGATCTTGTCGAGGATTTCATTACCCGTGCGTAGGGCGTCCGATTCCCGCAGCCGTCTAAGCGCGTCATCGGGATGGGGTATGTCCTGAAAGCCAAGTACGGGAAGATCGACTTCCTCGGACGCCTGAGTCGTGCCGCGTTTGAGGAAGATGCACCAATCTCCTGTGCGTTCGTTTTTGCCGAAGTCGAGGTTAGGGTCATATTCCTTCACCGCCCTACGGACGCGGGTGGCCTCGCGGTGTCCGAAGGACTCAGGAACCCAGATGTTCGTTTTGTTATTCATCATCCTCCAAATAGGATGCAAATGGGATATGTTCTTTCGCGTGACAGTTTGCACACAAAATTTCACATTTTTCAACTTCTGTTAGAACAGAATCCCATCCAGCACTTCGATCAATCGAGCGGCCGATGTTGAAAGACTTATCCCGAAGATGGTGAAAAGTGAGACACCGAGGGTCCCGTTCTGGGCACCGGGCGCAGCCATAATAAGCTTTCAAATCTTGCAACCATTTACGCAATTTGCGTCTGTACTTTTTAGTGGATTTTCTTTTGTCTGATTGGTATTTTGGGTCATTCTTGCGGCGGTGATGATAAGCTCTCATATAAACCGCCTTTTGTACGCGAGATGCGTGTGGCACTCAAAGTCTCCTTTAGAGTGCGGCCCTCATTAAGAGGGCCACAAGAGTACAATTAAATGGATACCTCAATATCCATTTGGATCGTCCGTCAGACCGTACAGCAAGAACTGCACGTTCCGGCGCGAGATACCGAAGTTCATGTAGCGAGCAAGCACAGCCTGCCACGCATCGAACCCGACAACCCACTTGAGGGTGTTGCCGTCCTCATCGAGGAAGTGCCAGTCACCCGTCGAGAACACCTTGATGAACTCCTCGTCGAGGAGGAAGATGCTTCCGAAGGGAGCAAGGCGGTCCGCGATGAACGGCTTGCCCATGAACTCAAGGACCTGGAACCCGCCCTTGATCGTCAGCGGCTCGACGTACCGCACCTGGGCCTGCAGGAGCTTGAAGTAAGCCCTCTGCATACCCGGAGTACAGATCATCGCGGAGGTTTCCCCACCGGCAATCTGCACCTGGTTGTACGCCTGCAGCAGAGCGTCAAGAGTCAGGACGCCAGCCTGGTTCGTGCGGAGGTTGTCCCAATAGCTGTTCGCAGCCTGGGAGGCGTCAATGCCACCGATGCTGTTAGCAGCCTGCGAGACAAGTCCGCTGATACCCATGAGTTCGTTCACATGGGTTGCGTCCACAGCGTTACCGCTGCGGAACACGAAGTGCGCGTTCGACGTGGTAACGGCGGAGCCGCTAATCACAATCGAAGGCCCGGCGACGTTCACAGCGGTGATGGTGACAGCGTTCGCAATGGTCGTCGGCGCAGCCGCCGTACCAATGTCCACAACCATACCGATGTAGAGTTCGCCCTTACGGATTGCCTCAGCCGAGCCGAGGACCACCGTAGTAGAAGCAGTCGTAGTACCGCACGTTGCGATTTTGCCATCACCCGCGCCGTAAGCCTGACGGCCTACGTCAAGAGTGAGGTCGCGGCGAATACCGTCAAGCTCCGCCTGCAGCGCCTTCAGGAAGGCACCAGCGGTGTTAGCGGTCTTAGCCATCGCAACACCCGTCACGGAGATCGAGCCGTAGTGGTACTTGAGATCGAAGACGGCCTTGGCGAACGCCTGGTTACCAGACGCAGGCAAGGCTGCATTCTCAGCACGAGAACCAATACCACCCGAACGCGACGTGTGAAGCGGGACCACGGCCTCGTTACCCACCAACTCCTGCGAACGCGGCTCAAGACGCTGCAGCAAAAGCACCTGGTTGTTAAGCTGATCGACAACCGGGGGCAGATACAGTTCCTTGAGGATGTTCGCAAGTGTGGTAAGGGTAGCAGTAGCACCAGCCATAGCTACCTCATTTCACTTGGTCGAAGTTACGACCCTATAGTTCTACCACTGAGCGCCCGGGTCGGATGCAGCCAGCATACGCTTGGCAGCCTCCTCCAACCGGGGATCGTTGAGGGACGTGAATCCCTCCGGCGGAATCTCGGAGTGACCAGCGCTTGAGGGGGCGTTGAGGTTCGCAGGGACGGATGCCTTCTGATTGAGGTAACCCTCAGTCACACGCTGCGTGATGTTCTTGTAGGCGTCATGCGCCTGAATCACGTCACCGTTGTAGGCGAACGCCATGGTGAGGACATCTTTGATGTCGTCGTCAGAGTAGTTCGGGTTCTCTGCGCGAATGGCATTAATACCCGCGTTGATCTGCGCCTCGGCGTTGGCTACAGCATACCGCTGCTCCTGGGCCTGTGCCCAATTCTCAAGCTGGTTGATCTTCTCCATATAGGGATCAACAAAGGTGTCATCCTCATATCCCTGAGTCTGGCTTGCAGCGATTGCATTGGCATCCGCAACGGAGTACCCCTGCTGCTGAAGTGACTCGGATAGAGTCTGAGTGACCTGTAGCGCAAAGTTGGGATCAGTGTTCAGGGCGTTGATGAACTCCATCGCCTGCTCTGCTTCCCTACGCTGCTCGGCGACCTCCTGGGTCTTCCGAGTGTAGTCCGCCTGCATTTCCCGCTCACGCTGCTCCAAGTAGGAGCGAGCCTCGTCGGGGAGATTCAGGGTTTGAGGGTCGATTCTCGGCTGGTCTGGTGCCTGGGCCTGATCGTCGCTCGGGGGTGATACCGGCTCTACGGGCTGGCTCGGTTCTGGCGCATTAGCGTCTACGAGTGCCTGGATTGCCTGATCTTCGTTCTCGATAGCCATTAACTACCCTTCCGTATTTGGGGCGGGCGGGAGTGCGGCCTGTGTATCCGCTGGTTCCCACGAGCCTTCTACGATTTCCGCAGCCTCCAACTCATCGTTCCGAGTCTGCGCTGCGCCGACCACCTCCTGAATGACGCCCTGGAATAGGGCACGCATTTCAGTGGCGTCCGGCAAGGAGATCGAATGCTCCACCTTGCGAGCATCCAAACCGCGCATGGCGCGGATTTTGTCCGTGAGGACCCCAAGGGCCGTCACGATTTCTCGGGCGTTAATGTCCCGACTGTCCACCTTTTGCTCCAAGGCAATGAGGAGCTTGTCGCGGACGCGCTCGGCGTCATCGACGAACTCCTTAACCACCGCAGGGAGAACCTCTTGAACTTCACGAGGCACTCCCTCGGTTTCCCATTGCTGCTTGAAGTAGCGGACGGTGCTGATCGGAATGTTGAGGTTGCGAGCGGTACGCTTGACGTTCCCGTTCGACATCTCAAGTTCGGCGTAAACAAGCGCCTTATCCGAATCACTGTACGTCCTCCGCTTGGTGACGGCCATTAGTCGTCATCCCCTCTGCGGTGCTTCATCCACCGGACGAAGAAGAACATGACACCGAACATGCCCATATCACGGGCTGCTAAATAGGCCGGGGTCATTACTTCTTACCTCCCGTAGAGGGTGGAGGATTAACCTTCTTCTCACGGGCGATACGCTCAGCCATGTCAGCCTGGGCGGAGAGCATACGCGCCTTGTGGGCCTCCTGAACCGCCTTGATCGCATTCACGCGATTCTGGTGGTCAGTAGCCTGGGCATGGGAGTCTGCCTCCCGCTGCGCCTTGGCGTTATGCTCGTTAGCCAGAGCTTCCTGCTTCTGGGCGTGCGCCTGCTGATCCTGAGAGATATTGTTGGCCGTCTGAGCCGCCTGCATTTCTGCCTGCGGCCCAGTAGTGTTGCCCGAATTCTGAGCGAGCGGACTTGTGAGATCGTCGCTGACCCAGGTATCCAACGGGGGTTCGGCCATAGTCTGAGGATCAATGTCCATGACGCCTGCACGATTGAGGATATCAGCAGCGCCCGTAGGCCCGATGGTGCTTTTGATCTGCAACGTCGGACGGACGGCCTGGTACTCAACCGGCTTCGGCAGCTTCAGGTAGGTCGTGAGGGTTGCGAGGTAGTGCGTCTGGAAGGCGGACTGCACCTCCAAGGGCAATGCCTCGAACTCCGGCGACTTCATAAAGAGCGAATGCGCGGACATGTGAGCTTCGTAGTTCTCGTAGGGATGCGGCTGCAAGCCAGCATTCTGCAACGCCTGCTGCATCGCCTGGGGGTCCTGAATAGGCTGCCCCGTGTCAGGGTCCGTCATCTGACCGCTCTCCGCCTGCTCCATGGCCTGCGAGTAGGAGATCATATTGACGGGCTGCCCCTGGATGATCTTGTCATGCTCCCTGAACGCCATGTCCTCGTCGGAGCGCAGCATCTTCGCCACCCCGGCCATATCGCCGAGGTCGAGGTGCTTGTATGCCTCCGAGGGGTCCATGATGCCCTTATCCACGAGGTTGAGGATGAGAGCCTGCTTACCCGCGCGTGTACGCGGGAGACCGGAGCCTACGCGAGCGCGGATTGAGATTGAGCCGTCGATGTCGGCCTGAGAGAACCGCTTGACCTGAGTGCTGCCACCCGATCCCTGTAGCTTCATCAGCCGTGGCTCGATGTAATACTTCTGGGCGAACATGAGGAGAAGCTGCCCCGCCTGCGCGAGAGAATGCTCGATGAGCTTGAGCATCGGCGAGAGGCGATCCGTAGCCATTTCCTGTAGGAGGTCGATGGCGACACCAGCCTCGACGTTCGGAGGCACCGTCCCCTCGGTGACGTCCGTGATGTAGAAGACGTCTTGGAGACTTTCCTTGATGTTCGCCAGATGCTCGAAGATGTATGGCGGGATTGCGGGAAGCTGCTCGATTTCCGGGCGGTGATCCCCGATGGGATTGTACTCATAGAGAGCGCCCGGTTCAGAGGTAAGGCGAGTCGTGATACTCCCGGTCGGTGCCCACACGCGGGGCTTGACTGTGAGGTTTTTATACTCAACAATCTGGCTAAGAGTCTTGTTCAACTCCTTCTGCATCGGGAGGGCGTGTTCCACCACCGAGGAGTCGTAAGGCTGCCCCGGGACACGGATACCCGGGAACTTAACCAGCGGGAGGTCATGGAAGGGGAACGGCCAGGGGCCATCTTCCAGAAATCCTTGTCTTAGTCCAGACAACGAGGCGACCCTTGGGCTGAATGGCCGACGGCTTGAAATAGCCATAGTACACATTCACGGCGTCGGGCTGCTGGGCGTCCGGGGCGTTGCTCATGGGGAGCAAGTTGTCCGGCGCAGTAGCCAGGGAGTCCGGCTGAAGATTTACCTTCCAGCGGGAGTTTACCTCGTCCGCCGAAAGGTGGTAAACGCAGATAGCATACTTTGCGTCAGGCCAGTTGCGGACGGTGGGATCAATGTAGACATCAAAGGGAGAGCAAGAATCAACGCGGACGTCGCCCAGGTAAACTGTCTTCTCCTGGGGTTCAATCCCCTGTGCTTCAAGCTCTGCATAGAACAGGTCCTTTACGGTGTCGTCAGTGATTGGCTTGCCATTGGGGATCGAGGCAGAAGGTCATTGACTTCCCTGCCTGGGCGTCCCAGGACATGCGCCACCAGCCCTGTCCAGCGATGATCGCCCAGAGGAGAGCCTCCTCAAGCATGTCATCGAGGAATAGGTCGTCCCACCAATACTCGAATAGCGTCTCCGCCATCTGAGCGGCCTTTATGTCAGCGTCGCCTCCTGATCCCGGCTCTGCGTAGAACTCAGGACGGGTCTTGGTAAGTTTGGAGAGGAGAGAGGTAGCACCAGTGATGATCTGGTTTGAAACCAGACGGACCCTGTAGCGGGGCTTCTCACCGTCATCAATTGGGAGGCTTTCGAGTCTTCGCGTCGCTCGGTTGAAGTAGGCATACTGCTTCCCCTTGTAGAATGCTAGATTCAGCTTCCACTGATTCTCAAGCGGCTGCCTAAAGCGGCGGAGTTGGTCCACCTTCTTGTTGAGGGCGTCCACCGTCGTAAGGCGAGTGATGGAGGAGATATCGGCGTTAGAGTTCGTGGGCATGTCTGCCCCACCGACGTAACTTGGTGCCGCCATATCTACCCTCCTTGCTTAGTAGTGGAAGTTCTCATAGGTGTATTCGTCTGCTAGCTGGACCTCGGAGTTCTCAAACTCCAAGTCCTTGAGGAGAGCTTCAGCGGTCTTGGTGTCGATCATTTCGTTATCGACTTGCCACTGGATATCTTCCTGCTCCTCGCTCATGTAGAGCGGCTGGTTCTCGAATTTTAGGACAGGTTCCTTCGCAGTTACCTTAGTCCCTTCTTCTGCAACCACTCTAGCAGCCGCGCTCTGGATGCGAGCAAGCTCGAAGTTTGAGGCCCAGAGTTCGTATTGGAGGCGCTCAATGTCCTCTTTACGCTGATCCAGCAGAAACAGGCTCGCTCTTAGCAGCCTTTGCTCTGCTAGCAGGCGCTTTCGGCTTACTAGTGGGAGGTTCAACGAATTCTCCTTCGACAGTTTTCGAGACCCGCGCACGCTCGGTGCCCAGGGAGACGTCCGAGGTGAAGGCGTGAATGCCCTCCGCCATGGCCGTGATGGTGTCCCTGACCTCCTGAAGACGGGCAGCGGTGGCCTCGGCTGCGTGGAAAGCCGCCTTGGCCTGCTCATTGCTGATAAGACCGAAGCGGTTAGCGATTTCGAGGCCGCACCGCTCGCAGACGTACTTGTGCCATACGTTGTCGGAGAAGGGGGCCACCATGGTCTGCTCAGTATCTAGGACACGATACGTCGCCCTATCAGGCGTCTCATCACAGATGATGCACTTGTTGGGTTCCCCCAGAGGTGCAGTCGGGTGTAGGAGTTCCAAGAGGTTCCTTTCGTTATTACCAGTCCGTTGCTGATGGGATCACCATTCAGCGCCCAAGTGTTCGTCCACGTCCTTGTCGCTTGAGCCTACGGCGATTGGTAGATCACGTTGTCGGAGAGCCGCGAGGGAGTTGTCCGTCGGCTCGATGATGTATTCTTGTCTCGTTGTAGCAATGTTGGGGAGGAGGACGCCTGCGAGTGAAAGGGTAATTTCCATGGAGTCGAGGCAATCGTCCTTGGGGTTCTTCAGTGTGGAGTCGTAATCGACCCACTCGTTGATGAAGTCGGTGTCTTCCTTTCGCACCCGCACCTTTCCAATCCGGAACAGGGGAGCCATCGAGAGGATGCGCTCGAACTTCTTTCCTTTTCGGATGATGGGGACGACAGGGGGAAATCCCTCCAGGCGGGAGACCTGCTGAGCAAGCGCGGCCTGGTAGGCAACCTTTTCAATTCCAATGAAATGCGGTCGCCACTTAATGAACCACTCGTTGATCTTGTCCACCTGCTCAGGAAAAGGAAGCCGCCCTGCCCACTGATCGAGAAGATAGACTCGATCACGGTTCGCCGTAACACCAATTGCAGTAATAGCGAAGCGATCAGCGGTGTCCGCCAGCGAAATAGCCGGGTCCACCCCAACGTAAACATTGAGGTTGATATTCTCGGGCGTAGCTGGGGCGTCGCTGTTTTTGCGGGGAAGTTCCGAGACCTCGTAATACTTAAGCCAATCGCCAGAGAGTTCCTTACCCGCCATGGAGTCAAAGGAAGCCATAAACTCCTGCCGGAACAGCATGGGGTGATAGTCTTCCTGTGCGGCCTGCCACTCGGAGGCTGGGAAGTAGGGGTTGTCGAGCGACCTGTACTCCACGCGCCCATGAGCAGGGTTGTCCACAGCTTTCCCTGTCCAGAATTCATCGTATAGCCAGTTCTTTCCGTTGGGGGTCGTCGTCGTAATGAGGCGACCCGTCTTGTCGGCAATGGCCGGGCGGGAGACTTCCCATGCCCGACGCTGGCTGATGAAGGCAGCCTCGTCCATCCACAGCCAGTCGAGACCAGCACCACGGAGCATTTCCGGGTTATCGGCCGTCTTGAACTGCAGGAAGGAGCCGTTCTTGAACTCGATATAGCGATTCCCTCTATGCTCCTTGTAGTCATCCCCGGGGACGAGTCCTGATGCAGCTAGTGTCTCCCTGAAGGTCATTAGCGCAGCCATACCCAGGGGGTAATCCTCGGTGAGGACCCACCCGTGGAGAGGACGTGACGACTCTACCCCGTGGTGATCCATGTGGAACGCCTCGGGGTGAAGGAAGTAATAGAGGGTGTCCCACGCAGCGGAGAGCGTCTTTCCTCCTCGCCTACCAGCTACGAGGTGTCTGTAGCGGCATACGAGGTCTGTGGTGGGATCAGTGTTGGCGTGGAATAGCGTCTGCCAGTAGTGCGGCTTGTACGGTGTGGGGCGGGAGTAGAACCATGCAAACTTGAGGACATACTTCGACATCAAGTCGGCAATGCCCTGACCATCGACAGGGAGTTGTGCCCCCGCTTTGTAGTCAGGCATGAGTCTCCTATTTGTCGTGTACCTTTGAGAGGGAGTCGCCCAGCCAGCGGACGATCTTCTTTCGCTCGGTGATCTTGTCGAGGAGCTTCTCCTCACAGATGTGTGGTGCCTGGGGGTTATACCACCGCTGGCATGAGTGGCAGTATTCCCCAAAGTGGAAGAAGGGATTATCCATCATGGGGTTCACCGTGGCGTTCACCACAAACCGGGCAGCGTGCCCAATGTTTCGCATTGTGAGCGCCACATGGGCAGTCCCACTCCATGAGAGGCTTGATCTTACGCCAACCGGCGTTGGTCCCGCCCTGCCCGGTCTTGCCGGACGATATCCGAATGCCGAAGGACACTGTACCACCTTTCCCCGGGTTGATTGAAGTAGAAGTCTAACTCCTCCTCAATCTCGCCGCGAAGGTGAGTTTGGAGGCGTCCTTTAGTTGGAGGAGTCGAGCGATCCGTCTGAGGATACGTTTCGTCCTGCACCTGTAACACCCTGACTTGAGGGATTCTCCTGCCCGAAGTCGTCAGTATCGGCCCCGAAGGAACCAAAGTCGTCGTTGGGCACAAACTGTGCGGCATTGGCCTTAGCCAGCCACGCCTTCATTTCTGAGGAGTTCTGGTTCGGTGAACTCATTACTGTACCTCCTGTTCAGTATGCTACTGAACTTCAGCGCCGGAGCAGCCGATGGAGAAGCGCTTGCACACTTCTTCCTTCACTTTCGCGCCGCCGTCTGGGGCATGGGACGCCATTCGTAGGGCGTCGTATGCATGTGATCTATCCGGAATGGGGAATTCCCGAGTATCCGGGTAGACGAAAGCGGAGGGCGGCAATGCCCTCCGCTCCCTGTCTGATAGCTTAGCCATCCTTACTTCCAGGGTCTTCAACCTCTACGACCACCGAGGGATCGGGAGCCTTATCGGCTTCCTCACGCGCGGCCTTCTCCTTGGGAGTCTCCTCCCGGGGAGCGAAGTCGATGTCATTCTGGGAGTCTGTCTTGACTCCGCCCTTCGTGATGACCACGTTGGAGAGCTTCTTAACCTGCTCCACAAAGAGGCCAGCGTCGAGTACAAGCTGACGCTCGAATGCCGCCTTAGCGGCATCGTCGTCAAAGGACTCATAGCCTGCGAGAGTTACCTCCCAGGATTCTTTCGAATCGCCAGATTCCTTCTTCTTGTCTGCCATATAACCTCCTTTAGATTCCTACTGCCTGAATGAGCGCGGTCGCTCCCTGTAGTGCGGCTGAGGCGTTGGCAAGTTCCGTACCCGCAGCCGAGAATACCTTGAGCTTGGACGTCGGGATGTCCCAGTATCCCCAGTGGCCGGTCGAGAAGACGACGGGTGCAATGAAGTAAATCTGGGAGAAGCCGAGTGCAGCCGGGGTGACGATGGCCGTCACGCCGTTGGTCGTGTAGGTGTATGCTCCATCAACCGTCCAGAGGACAGCGGATTCCCGGAATGCGCCGCCGACATTGTTCAGCGAGGAGGCACTACCAGCTACACCGTGCTTTCCAGCGAAAGTGTGTGCCATTGATACTCCTGTTCGATATGAAGGCGCAAGACGCCCACTCATGTACCGAGACGTGATCCCCAGACGTGGGGATACACGCTCTTGGCAAGGTATCCTGGCCTCCTTAGAGGCCGAAGTGACCTTCGAGGGAATATACCCTCTATATATATAACCACCAAAAGTCGAGATTTATCCGGAGGTTCGTGAGAAAAATGTCGCTATTTGCGGGTTTTTTCTTTTCCCAGAGGGGTAGGGGGTCGGTTTTTCCGCGATTGACCCCCTTCTGTACCCCTATCTAACCCTACTTCTGCTCCTGTTTTTGGACCCGGGGGTAGGGTCGGAGAATCCCTTACGTAGAATCAAATATAGTTCAAGTACTGCCACAACGGGGTTCCCCCTTCGCGCGTGTGTTTTTCGGCGCGGTTACCAATCGCGTGTGTTTCTCTATCGCGCCTGTTATGCTCGGCCATCGCTCGGCAGGGAGTTGGTTATCTCTTACGCGTACGCGTGTGCGATGACTTGGCATCACATCG